AAGTTTCTAAGCAAGGTTCTTACAGCATACGCATAGAACAAGAAGGGAAGGTAAATCAGATAACCACTAATGGCGGTTCTTCTTCTATAATTAACATTAAACAAGGCAGTTAGTTATGTATAAACTACTTACATTGTTAGTGTTGTTTTTTGTTCCTGTCACTTTTCAATGGGAAATTTTAGAAGTATTAAAACTAAAAACTTTTGATGCGCTTGTTAGCGAACAAGAACCTAGCGGTAACTTTACTGTCCTTAATATTACCGAAAAAGATGTAGAGGCTGAAGGTGGTTATCCTTTTCCTAGACAACGCCTAGCAGAAATACAGATAGAGTTACTAGAAGCTGGAGCAATTGGTGTGGGTTGGGGGATTAGTTTCCCACACCCAGATAGAATGGATGGAGATGCAGAGTTTGCAGAAGCGTTAAGCTATGCGCCTTCAGTATTGCCTCTATTCGAAACCAATAATAACCAATATCCTAAAACTACTGGCACTGTCATCATAGGTGAGGATATAGGTGGTTATCGAACACAAGGCATACTTAACAACATTGAAAAATTATCAGTAGTATCTAACGAGGGCATAGCGGTAGCACAGACTGACGTAGATAACTTAGTAAGACGTTTACCTTTACTGATGAGAACACCTGATGGTTGGATCTCTGCTTATGGTACTGAGGTATTAAAAGTTTTATTAAATTCAAGCACTTATATAATTAAAACAAACGAAAATGGTTTAGAAGAAATAATAGTACAAGGATTACCGCCAATACCTGTAGATAGTTTGGGTCGTAAATGGATTAGTTGGGTAGATACCCCTCAGACTACACTAAAAGAAATGAACGTAGAAGATACGTTTGTATTCGTAGGTGTTACAGCAGGTGGAGTCATGCCACAGTTAGCTACACCTGTGGGTTTATTAGAGCCTCACAAGATACAGGCAGCACTTGCTGAAAGCATCTTAATTCAAAATAGTCCACAGATACCCGACTATGCTCAAGGTGTAGAGCTGTTGATGTTATTATGTTCTGTTATCATTGCTTGGTTTATCCTTAGTTTATTGGGTATTACACTAGGTGTCAGTCTTTTTGCGTTAACTATGTTGGGCAATGCTTACTTAGGATTCTATCTAATACAGAAAGGTTTACTGATTGATGTCACTTGGACACTTATCTGTCAGTTTTTAACAGGCGCTACAGCGTTCTATTTTAGATTTAGAGAACAGTATAAGCTCAGACAGTTAGTTAAGAAACAGTTTGGTAAGTACCTCGATCCTCGTATGGTGAAAAAACTACAAGATAACCCTGAGTTGTGTAAGGTCAACGGTAACAGGGTAGACTGTAGTATTATCTTCACGGATTTGAGAGGGTTTACTAGCCTATCGGAATCTGTAGAACCTGAAATGGTAACATACATTATGAATAACGTACTGGACGTACAAGTAAAAGCAGCGAATAAATATTTTGGATGCACGGATAAATTTATTGGAGACGCGGGGATGTTCCACTGGAACACTATCATACCTCAACCTGATCACCACAACTTAGCACTACAGGCTGCTAAAGAAATAGAAAAAAACATTATAGAACTAAATGAAAAGTTTAAATTAGAAGGCATACCAGAAGTAGCGATAGGTGTGGGGGTTAACTCTGGTATTTGCATAGCAGGTAACTTTGGAGCAACTGATAGGTTTGCTTTTTCCCTTATCGGTGATCCTTGTAACGTAGCAGCAAGACTAGAGTCAAGCACTAAAGTAGCTGGTGTAGGTACACTGATAGGTGAAGAAACTGCTAAGTATTCTAAATTAAAATTAAAATTACTAGACCCTATTAAAGTTAAAGGGAAATCTAAAGCATTACAGGTGTATACATGGGATGTTTAAATATTGATCTATTTAGGTTAAACTAATATAATGGGTATACAAACAAACATAATTTTAGGTGGAATACTAATCGTAAGTTTGTCTGGAAGCGCAATGTATATAAATTTACAGAAAACTCAGATAGATAAATTAAAAATAGAACTCAATGTTGCGATTGATAATCAAAAGATATTAAAAAATGCGATAGAAACCAGCAAAGCAGAACTTGAAAATCAATTAGAAAGAGAAAAATTAAATCAGGAAAAAATAGTAGAGTTGACAGAAGCAAGTAACGAAGCTCGAAAAGAAGTGAGTAAATTAAGGAACACATTCGCTAAACATGACCTAAACAGTTTAGCCATTGCTAAAGGCGCGTTGATAGAAAAAATTATTAATAGAGGCACAGCTAAAGTAAATAAAGAATTAGCAGATTTGACTAATCCAAGGCAGTTTGATGAAAATATTATTAATTAGTTTTATAGTATTTATATCTGGTTGTTCCAGTATACTTTCTAAACCACCTAAAGTTGCTCCTATAGAAATTATCACAGTACAAAAACCTGCACCATTATACCACCCACCGTTACCAGAATCAATTGCTCCCGCTGAAATTAAATGGAAAATATTGAACCCAGAAACTATGAGAGAGTATATAACTGAATATGATAACGGTGATGCTCCTGCTGTAGCTTACTATTCTCTCACTACTCAGGGATATGAAAATTTGTCTAATAATATAGCAGACGTAAAACGATACATTAGACAAAATTTAGCTATAATAAAATACTATAGAGATAATGACCCTACCACAGAGGACAAAGAAGATGGACAAACAGAAATTAATTGAAGAATTAAAAAGAGATGAAGGTGTACGTTTTAAACCCTATCATTGTTCAGCTGACAAATTAACAATAGGTGTAGGGAGAAATTTAGACGACGTAGGTATAACCGAAGTTGAATCTGATTTTTTACTCGCTAACGACATAGATAACTGTGTAGAAGAACTAACTCGAACATTTAATTGGTTCGATGAATTATCAAATGTTCGCCAAAGAGTGATGATTAATATGTGTTTTAATTTAGGACTCAGTAGGTTATTGAATTTTAAAAACTTTTTAGGAGCAGTTGAATCAAAAGATTACGTTAAAGCTGGCGTAGAAATGTTAGATTCTAAATGGGCGACACAAGTTGGACCCAGAGCTACTAGATTAAAAAATATGATGATAGAGGGCTGATATGCCATTAAATAAATTTGTTTTTCGTCCTGGAGTTAATAGAGAAGGAACCGATTACGATAATGAGGGCGGTTGGTTTGATTCTAATCTCGTTCGTTTTAAAAACGGGAGACCTCAAAAAATAGGCGGTTGGGTTAAAAATACAGTTAGTACATATGTGGGTATCGCTCGGGCACTTCACGCTTGGGTGTCTTTAGCAGGTACTCGATATCTAGGTATAGGAACAACTTGGAAATACTATATACAACAAGGTGATGCTTTTAACGACATTACCCCTATCCGAGCTACCACTACTAATGGTATTGTGTTTGCCGCTACTAATGGTTCTTCTACTTTGACCGCTACAGACTCATCGCACGGTGCTGCTGAAAATGATTTTGTTACTATTAGCGGAGCAGTTTCGCTTGGTGGTGTGATTACTGCTGTTGTTTTAAACCAAGAATATCAAATAGTTTCAGTACCTACTGTCAACACATATACGATAACAGCTAAAGATACTTCAGGCGATGCTGTAACAGCTAATAGTTCAGACTCTGGTAATGGTGGTTCCGGTATTGATGGCGCATATCAAATAAATGTTGGTTTAGATGTTTATGTTCAAAGTACAGGTTGGGGTGTTGGTGCTTGGGGAGATAGCACTTTTGGTAGTTCCAGTGCTATATCTGCAAATAATCAATTAAGACTTTGGACGCACGATCATTTTGGGGAAGATTTAATTATTAATCCCCGAGGTGGTAGTATTTACAGATGGGTGGAAGATAATGGCGCATCCGCTAGAGCTGTTAAATTATCAACAACAGCAGGAGCACAACAAGTTCCAACCATAGGGCTACAGGTTATAACTTCTGAAAAAGATAGGCATTTGATAATATTAGGAGCAGACCCAATAGAAGGTTCTTCCCGTAGTGGAGCATCTGACCCTATGTTAATAGCTTTTAGTGATCAAGAAAATGCGTTAGATTTTGAAACTTTAAGCACTAATACTGCTGGGGACATACGACTGTCTTCTGGCAGTGCTATTATTGGCGCAGTAAAAGCAAGACAAGAAATTTTAGTATGGACAGACACCGCTCTATATAGTATGCAGTTTATTGGACCACCGTTTACGTTTGGGGTTAATTTAATTAATGAAAATACAGGACTTATTGCCCCTAAAGCAGCAGTCACTGCTCCTTCTGGAGTATTTTGGATGGGTTATGATAATTTTTATGTGTACACTGGTGCTGTAAAAAAAGTACCGTGTACTGTTTTAAGTTATGTGTTTGATGATTTTAACTCAAGTCAGGTGTATAAAGTGTTTGGATTTTCTAATACAATGTTTGATGAAGTTGGTTGGTTTTACCCGTCAAGTTCAAGTACAGAGATAGACCGATATGTTGTTTATAATTATGCAGAAAATGTTTGGTCTTATGGTCTGTTAGAAAGACACGCTTGGCTAGACGCGGGAGTAGAGCCTTTACCGAGAGCAACTAAAGACGGTTATCTATATGATCATGAAGTTGGATACAATGACGACGGAAGTCCAATGACAGACGTTTACATAGAATCTTCTGATTTTGACATAGGTGACGGAGATCAATTTGCTTTTATAACTAAAATGATACCAGACGTAAGGTTTTTAGAAAACAGTGCTGACGGTTCTATAAATTTAGTTTTAAAAACCCGTAATTTTCCTGGAGATTCTTTGACCACTTCTAATACTTCAGCTATTTCAAGTTCTACTCAGCAAACACATATTAGAGCAAGAGCAAGACAAGCCGTATTGAGAGTAGAGTCTGATGACGATAATGTTAGCGGTAATACATCCACAGGTTGGCGGTTAGGTGCTACCCGTATGGAAGTCAGACCTGATGGTAGAAGATGAGTAGGTTATTACAAACAAGACTTCCTATTGAAACAGAAGATGTTGTTAGTTCAGGCACATATAATCGTTTAGTACGGGTATTAGAAATAAACCTAGGAGAGTTTGACCCTGATAACCTACGTCAAATGAACACTACAGACAGAGATAAAGTTAAATTCAATGACGGTAGTTTAATATGGAACACAGACATTGGAACGTTGCAAGTATATAAGGGGTTGTACTGGGAAAGTCTTTCCACCCCTACAGATGAGCAAGGCTATGAAGCTGTAGCTACGCTTGGAGAAGTTACTGTAACTACTAACGGTAACGTATCTATAACAGTTGGAACGACATACAGAGGATATGGTGTTGAGAAAACATATACATAAGAATATACAAATGAAATTAAAAGAGGTAAACTTGTAAACATACCAATGCGGAAGAACTATATGAGTTTACAGGGTCTAGAAAGTATTGCCATTCATGGTCGTTTTGGAGACACTACGGTAGGACATTTGTCCGCAGGTGAAATGGTTTTACCAAAACCTATCGCACACGATCCAGTATTAAGACGTGCATTGTTTGATGCGTTTCAAAGGCACGACACAGACCCTAATAGATACACAGTAGGTCATTACGAAAACTCTATAAACCCTTTGACTGGTGTTCCTGAGTTTGGTTGGTTCAAAGACACTTTAAAAAAGATAGCTCCAACCGTAGGTAGAGTAATAGGGTTCGCTATCGGTGGACCAACAGGTGCTGCCATAGGTGGTAGTCTGGGTACTGCTGCTGCTGGCGGTAATAGACAAGACATTTTTAAATCTGCTGCAACTTCATACATAGGCGGTAACGTAGCTCAAGGTATGGGTGTTCAAGGCGGCGAGGGTATAGGATCACTT